GCATTTTATTTAATTAAATTATATTGTTTGAATACTTTACTCGAAGGTTTTAACTACTTTCGGTCCTTTAACAAACTCTAACTTTTTGCTGTAATGTTCTATAGAAGCATCTATAGCTTGTTCAGCTCCAGTTATTGTTTCTCTTCTGGTAACATCGATCCATGTATCAGGATCTTCGATGTCTTTGTATTCGGTTTGTAAAAATCCATTAGGCAGTTGAACTATTCTCCAGTTAGATTTAGTTGTTATATGTTTCCATAGCTTAATGGTTTCTTCATTTGGTTGTGGTGCACTAGTCCACGTGTTAGTGCGGGTATATAAAAACGTCATTGTTTTGGTTTTATGTTAAACGTTT